GCCTTGCCGTCAAAAGCGCAGGAGTAGCACGTCCCGCCAAGCTGCTGCTTCTCCCCGTAGGTCATAGGGATGACGTTCCCGCTTCCGTCCAGCGTGTTGTTGCGCATCTGGTAAATCAGCGCATCGCGCAGGCCGTTCATAACCGGGCTAGCCGGGACACCGCCGCCGGGGATGGTGAAATAGACGATTGCCGCCGCGTGGTAAACGTCTGTGGACTGGCCCACATCCGGCCCGAAGTCAATCTCACCCTGCATGATGTAGAGCGCCGGCTGTTCGTCCTGCGACACGTCGGCCACGGGCTGTGCCAGGCGGCTTGACGTGACGAAGGCTGCGGTTCCGTTTGGCTTGCCGTTCGTCAGCATCTGCGTGGCCGAAAGAAGTGTGAACAGATTGGCGAAGCAAGGTTCGGATTGGAATGGGCTCATCATGCGGCCAGCACCTCGTTGATGGCGCTCTCCAGTTCCGCGTAGATCGTCTCGGTCATTTCGTCGAGCGAGGACTGCATGAAGCTGCGCTGAATGGCTGGCGGATGGTTGACATGCTTGGCGAAGACCACCGAACCGCCCACGATAAAGCGCAGCGCCTGCGCATTGACTGGCTCGATGATGTAGTAGCCATTCCCGCCAAACTCGTGAACGCACCCGATCAGGTGTTGTGGGGAATCGTCGGGGATCTCCACAAAGCTGCTCACCTGGAGGCCGGTGACGGCAACCGCTGACAGGATCACCGAAGAGAGCAACGCTCCTGTGCCGACGTTCAGGACGCCACCCGACAGTTTCGCCTGGACCGTTTCGTAAAGCTGCTGACTGAGAATGCCAACACGCTCCTCGATTGCCGCCATGAGCGTCCGCTTCTTGCTTTGGAGCGCGGCGAGGTCGCCTTCGAGTTTGAATACGATATTCATCAGTCGAGAAACGTCCTCGCGTAGTGATTTATGATAAGCCGACACTCAGGCGGAATCGGCTCTTTGCTGAACGTCGTGTTGCCCACGCCGGGCTGAATCTGCGCGGTCTGATCGATCCACTTGCGGCGGCGGTAGGCGGTTGCGCATAGAACCGTGGCCACTTGCGCCAAGTCCTGCGGAACTCCGCCGTACTTGTAGTTCAGCAGCACATTCTGCCCCGCCATGCTGGCCGGGAAGGTGTAGACTCCAGCGGTTGCCGTGAACGGAGCGCCAACCGTGTATCCAGAGAGCGGTGCGCCGTTGGTATCAGTTGCTCCGAGGTCCTCCCAGAAGCTCGCCGCGTTGGCCGCCGTGACCGTGTAGGGAGATGACGACGAGACTTTCTGCTCTTCCATGCCCGCGGTGAGAATCGATCCTGCTATGTAGCTGATAGCGACATTCTGGCGCCCGTAGAAGAATCGGTAGGGGGCCGCGCCAAGCGGCGGCGCGTTGCCATTCATCTCGATCCCCTCGTAACCGTCATACAGCGATCGGTACCCCGTGCCGCCGCCCACCAGCGCGATACCCGCGCCGCTGCCGCCCTGGTCGATCACCCAGCCGGCCTGAATGCCGTCCGGAGATGGGGGAATCGCAATGCCATTGATCGCCAGCGAGTTGATGGCCAGCACCGGGTAGTTCTTTACCATCAGATCGGTGGACCCGTTGCCGTCGTACTTCTCGTTGTACTGCATGATCCCGCCCATGTAGGTGCGGTCCAGCAGCGTCAGGATGTACTGCGAGTACCCTGTGACAATTGACTGAATCAGCGCAGTGTCAATGGTGCTGGCTTGGTTGAGCCAAGCGCTGACCGCCGCCGCCGTTGTCAGATCGATGAAAGCCACAGAGCACCCCTCATAAAAGTGTGCCGGGAGCCTCGCCAGACTCCCGGCCAGAGGCCGAGCCGCGCCGGTTGCTGCACGGCCTCATCTCGTTAGAACAGCGCCGTGGTGCCGAAGGAGCCAACGCCCTTCAGGACCGCGAGGATGTTCGGGGTCTTGACCGCCAGCACTTCTTCGGAGAACACGCCAAAGGGGTACTTGCGGCTGGTCTGCGCGAACTCGATGCCGTAGGTGTCGCGGCGAACGAAGACGCCGCGCGTCTCGCCGATGCGGCTGTGTCCGTAGGCTTCCTGAAGCACGTCCACATCAAACAGCACCGTGCCGGCAGGCAGGTAGGGATGCTGAATCACCGGAATCCAAGCGCCTGCGCCCAGGGCAAAGCGGTTGAAATACTTGGTGATCATGTTCTCGACTTCAACGCCGTCGCCGCTGCCCATCTCCTTGAAGAAGTTGATGGTGCTGCCGGTCGTGCTGCCCACCATGAACGCCTTCGTGAAGCAGTTCACCATGTCGGGCGACAGGTAAATGCGCGTCGGGCAGGTCAGGGTGGTGGACTGCATGATCTGGAGGATGTTGTCGAACTCGGCAACCGATCCCACCATGCCGCCATTGGTCAGGCCCGCGCCGTGCAAGTCGATGACGTTGCCCATCACCGTGACGTTCCCGGCCCAGGACGCATTGTTGAAGTTCGGCGTCAGTAGGTTGGTGACGTAGTTGCTATTCGCGGCGATGGTCAAGATGCCGTCCATGTCCAGCGCGTTGGTCGAGCAGTCCGTAGCGAATCCCGCGTATCCGCCCGTACCGCTGTAGGCCGCCGTCTGGGTTCCCTGAGTCTGTCCGGTGTACAGGAAGTACGGGAAAGACGTGATGCCGGTCAGCTTGGCGCTGGCCGCAGCCGGGGTGAATGTAGTCGTGGTATTGACCTGAACGAACCATGCGTAGCCCCACGCGCCAGCCTGCGGGGTGACGGTGAAGAGAACGCTCGGCTTGGGGCTGGTGGTAGGTCCCGCAACCGCAGACGCGGCGGAAACAATGCCGGTGCCTCCGTTGATGATGTCGCTGGATCCGTCCGCGTTGGACCGCAGGTACTGGGTCGTGACGCCAGCGGATACTGTATTGGCCGGGCTGGTCAGCGCACGGTAGTTCAGCGCAACAGCGTAGGCGGCCGCGTAGGAACCAGTCGGTAGGTTGGTCAGGTTGGTGGCCGCGGCGGCATTAAGCGCGCTCGCCGGGGTGTTCGTGGTCGCGATTTGAAGGCCGGTGCCGCTGCCACCCGTGGACGAGACGCCTCCCAGGTAGGTGCGTTCCTGGTTGCGCCGGAAGCGAAGCAACTGGATCAGCTTCGCGTCACCCATGAGGTCTTCGTAGCCCTCGGAGGCGCTGATGCCTTCCATGGTCACGTAGTCGTCGGTGCCAAGCGTGATGTAGGGCGCCGAGTAATTCTTCTCGTTCATCGTCGCGTACTGGTTCGTGTTGCCTTCCGAGACGAACGGGGCGAGTTGCGTGGCCGCGCTGGAATCAAACGAGGTGATTGCCTTCCACTGCGGCTGCAAGCCGTAGCCAGCGTTTACCTTGCCCCAGCGAGGCGTGCTGTTCAGGATCGGCGTGTACACCGGGTCCAGAAGGTACGAAGGGGCGCGAAGGTCGATGTAGTTCAGTCCCAGTCCGGTGCCAAACGCCTGACCGGATGCATCCTTGGCCAGCTTGGAGATGTTCGCTTCAACGAACCTGCGCCACGCCTGGACGCCGCCCTTCTTGACCATCTCGCGCACCTTGCGCATGTCGGTCTTGGCGTAAAGCTCTGCATACTGCTCTTGGGAAATCAGGCTACCGTGCATGAGAACCTCTCTCAGTCCGGCGGCGGGTTGCGGTTTGCAGGGTGGCGACCCTGAACAGTATGCAGAGCGAAATTTACTTCAGCAGGTCACCGAACGCGGCGAATTCCTGCGGAACCTCGACTGACTTCTGAACAGCTCCAGCGCCGGTGTGCGGTGCTTTGCTCAAGTCCGCGGACTTCGAAAGTTGCTCAGTCAGGCCAGCCAATGCCTTCTCCAGACCGTCGATCTTGGCGGCGAGTGTCTTCTCGGCAGTGTCGGCAACCGGGGCAACCTTCTCCGGTTCCTTCCCGTCCATTGCATCCCCGCACGCCTTCATGCACTTCTGGATGTGCTCGACCATCTTGTCGTGGTGAGCCATCGCCTTTTCGTGATGCGCGATCAGCGGATGACCGGCGGCAAGATGCTCCTTCAGCTTCTCGTGGTGAGCCTTGTGCAGTTCGTGGTGAGCCTTGTGCATCTCGTGATGTGCGTCCAGATGCTCGTGGATGGTCTTCGCGGCCTTGGTCAGTTCGTCCTGGTTGGTGATATTCACGCTCGCTTCTCCTTGGCCGCTTTGAGCGGCTGAATCATCTGCGCCCTTCACGAGCGCATCCCACTCCATCGCCTCAATCTTCGCCGTAATCTCGGCGGAATCAAGGCCGTTCACGAAAGCCATCTTAGCACAAGCATTGACGATGGCCACTTTCTCGCTCTCCGACGCCTCGATACCACGAGCGCGCGCCGCGGCGAGAATCTTGCGCTTTGCCTTCGCCTTATCATCGGCGCTCATGCCTTCGGTCTGCTCGAACCGGGCCAGGGCGTTGCGGATGTGGCTCTTGGTCTTCTCCTCGTCCCCGGGGAAGATGATCGGCAGTTTCCAAGTCTCCGTTTTCTCCGGGTCTCCGACGTAGGCAAAGCTGGATGCGGGCAGATCGACCCCAGCCACGCGCTTCGTTTTTTTCTCCTTGACAAGCTCGATAAGGGTCGAAATCGACTTCTCAAGAGCGTCAATTCGGGCGCTGTCAACCTGCTGGATCATGAAAGGAACCTCCTCGGTTACCCCGGTGGACTTGGTGAGCGTGACCGTGCGCCCCTTCATCGTCTCGACCAAAGCAGAGGGCAGGCATGGGGAATCAACGCTGGACACCTCCGACGGATCGGCAGTGTAGCGCACACATCCGGGGAATGTCGGGTCTTCCCACCGCTTCACATAGTCTCCGCCCTGCGAGAATCCCACAAACACGCCCGACTTCCACTTCTTCACCGCGTCGGAATCGACGATCTGAAATCCCATCTTGATCGTCTTCGCGGCATCGTCGAACACCAGCGATCGTCCCGCGCCGATGGCCTGATGTGGATCGTGCTGGCCGCGCATCGCCATGAGGCTCGGTGTCATCCCGCTGATCTTGCTGGTCAGCGTAAACCTCTCCTGCGTGCGCTTCTCATAGAGGGGCTTCGTCGTGGCGTAGTCGCAGACTTCCTTTTCCAAGTCTGGCTGCTCGGCGGTGACGGTGCCAAAGACGAAGAGGCTACCGTCGGCAGCCTCTTCCATCTTGGTGAGCGGGATGAACTTGTTCAGATTCACGATTGAGCGCCTCCGCTCCTGATCTTATCAAAACGCCGTTGCAGCCTCCGCAGGCGCACCCTCTGGCGACCGCTAAGGCCGTCCGGCCGGCGGTTATCGGCACGCCGAAGAATCCCGCCGCGCATGGCCTGGTTTGGGATGAATCGTACCGGCTCTTTCTTCGGATCGCGCGTGGCCTGGTCCTTGCGCATCTGCTGGCGGATGTTCTGCCGGGCCTGCGCGATGAACTCCGGCGAGGTCACGCGATCGATGAATTCCTGCGGCATCCCCTCAAGCTGCGCGGGGTCAATCGTTCCATCTGTGTTGAAAATCAGTTCCTTCATGTCGCTCCTAGCTGCACGCCGTAATGATTCCATTGACGACTGTCAGCGCAGTTCCAGCGGGGCAAGAACCGGACATGCCAATGATTGTGTTGGTACCTCCATAGGTGCTCGGTACCGTTGCCCCAGGCGACACGTTGGTGTATGACGATCCGCACGAGATCCCATTATTCATCTGAACATTGTCGCCGATGATGTTCGGACTCCCGGAGGTCGCTCCATCGTTGCAAAGGATATTTGCGCCGCCGCCGTTTGTGAAAGAAGCATTGCTGGCTTTCAGCAATCCTCCCGAATTCATGCTGATATTCGGGTTTGCTCCAGCGGTCGTAAACTTGGAAAATCC